TCGTCCAAGAGCGACATTATCATAGTTAAGTTGATGCCTGTCAAATGTAGCGAGTTCATATTCTTCAGTCATGGATAGACAATTGGTAGGACAATATTCTACACAATTTCCACAAAAAATGCAAGCACCAAAGTCTATCGAATAATTACGGAGTTCTTTTTTCTTAGTCTCCTTGTTCATCACCCAGTCAACGACTGGTAAATTTATAGGGCATACTCTTACGCATACCTCACATGCAATACACTTATCAAACTCGTAGTGTATGCGTCCACGATACCTTTCTGATGGTATGAGTTTCTCATAAGGATACTGTACCGTTACAGGTCTTCTACCCATGTGAGATAAAGTCACAGAAAAACCCTGCAAAAGATATTTTGCAGAGTCCCTAATTTCTTTTAAGTAATCAAATACTCGTTTCATCATCTATCAGCACCTTATGTGCAGTTCCATGACCATCATAGTCATCACTATCATAGAATCCACCCTTAGTTCCAAAAAAGAGTGTTAGACCTACGAAAGGTAATGCTGCAAAAATTAATATAGTTCCTAATTCCATTATTTTTTCTGAATGTATTTTTGGATAACTTCGATCTGATCCATGTATTTTGCAACTTGATCTAGTTCGTTCTCGATTGCTTCCATTACATCAGAATGCTCGCCTATTCCTGCAGGATTAGTCAAATACACTTCAACATTTGCCACATGCTTCTGTATATCTCCTTGAGCGTGTGCAATGAGTGCTTTAATAATTTGTTCTCTCATGAAATAGTTAACTATACATATGCATATTTAGGCAGTATGTAGAGTGCTAACGTAATTGATCCTAGTATAATAATACTAGATCTTATTGGTAGATTTTTCATTTGATCACCTTAATGTAATCTATATGAAAAGGATGTTCGTGTAGATACGGAACATCCTCTCTAGCATTTCTTGCTGCTTCAAAAGCATCGTCTGCATATTCACCAATTTCATGATGATGATTCTCTTGGTCGTGCCAACCGAGTTCGTAATGGGACATGATTCTTTTCAACTCCAGTACATATTATATAGTATAGCACACTAGGTAAAAATACGCACTAATGTGTGGACTCGCTAACTTACTCGAATCGCTCCAATAAGCATAGGGAATTCCTCTTCTAATTTAACTTGAACATACCAATCTAAATCAGGTTTATTTGTTTTGAACGTAATTACAGGTCCCATTAATTCATTTGGGTTAGCATAATAATTATAGTCTATATCTACAAATTCAGCAGTAATTTCTTGTTCTGCTAGATAATCTTTCATCCTTTCAAAGGATGCTTCTACATTTGATTTAGTTAATTGCATTTGTATGTGTCCTAAGAACTCGAAGAATTCATTACCACTTGTCTTCATGAGTATGTATCTTTCCTTCAACATGATTATGTTCAATTTCTTCAATATGAAGATGTTCTAGAGAATTAGCGATCCTTTCAAGAGAATCTGCAATACGATCAAGCGTGGTGTTGCTGAGTGTAGTGTTGCTGAGTAAATCGTTCATGATAAAATCTTTGTGTATCTATATTATAGCAAACTTATTTTAGTTTGCCATACTCTATTTTACTTTTTTCTAAAAAATCTAATTTAATTCCTTTATGTTCTAAAAGAATTTTTTTTGCTGCAGTCATTCTTTTATGATAAAAAATGATTGGTTGATCGTGTAATCCTATGTCTCCACTCATACTAATCCTCCTCAAATTTTGGTTTTCCAAATGTTTTATGTTGAAGTTGCTCTCTTAAAAATGCAACTTGTGCTTTCAATGCTTGATTTTCTTTCTCAAGGTTTTCAATGTGTTCTTCGTAAACAATAATCATGCTTTCCAGTTTAGATAATTTTACTTCAGTATCCCAATCCATTTAGTGTCCATCTAATTATTTAAACATTTAATACCCGCTTTAGATTTACTTAACAATTCTTATTCAAATCCTCTGCCATACTACCACCTATCTCTGCTCCTTGATTACCACTAAACATAGTTACCCAACCAGCAGCCACCCAACCAACAAAAGGAATGTTAGCGACACTGGGAGCAAGATTAGCACCAATACTGGAACCAACCAACCTACCTGTGTTTTCTGCTCCTCCGATTGCTTTGATGCATGCTTCTGATCTAGAGTTTTCGTTTGCGATAACTTGGTTGTAGGGTTTTGTGTGAAATGAACCGTCCATCGTGTATTGTTCAGTGACTTTCTCAGTGTTGTTAGCCAATCCCAGAAACCCACCTTTCTTCTTGATATCCCTTTCCACATGCATCACCTTGGGATCATTCGACCTGTATGTTATCTTATATCCATCTCTTCCTACTTCTGCACTGTATGACGTATAAGGTCCTACAGGAACATTAATACTTGGTAAATCACTCTTACGATTCATAAGAGATCCTATCATACCAATGTGGGAGAGACCAATGACTCCCCCTAATCCAATTACAAATAATTTAGTCCATTTTGTATTATTCATAATTATGCTTTTTTACTATCGTCTTTAGGTGGTTGTGGTGATAGAACTAATGGTGCTTGTTCAATTCGTATTGTTTGAGCAGGTGCTGCTTGAGTTGCTTTCTCAATCAATTTTTCCATGTCTTGTTTTGATACTGCTCCACCAGGTCCACTACCTCCACCTACTTTCATTGTACCGTCCCCTCTTTTCTTAGCCGTCTCAATTCCGAAGGTAGCCAAAACCCCTGTAAATACTGAGGCTATGAAGGTTGGATCAATCTTATCTTTCTCATAATTTGGGATTGTCACATAATTTAACGACAGTATGGCTCCTGACCAAAAAAGAACAATTATTCTTACTAATACACTTAGCAATTCTAACTGTTCTTCCTTGTCTGTTGCTAATTCCTTTAGTCTACCTAAAGGACCTTGTGGTCTTTTCTTTTCTTCCGCCATGAATCCAGAGTGTCTAACATATATAGACACCTAGATTTTTTTTAGAAACTTGGTAAAGATAGACCTCCCTGGCCACCTGTTTCTGGTGCTGCAGGTGATGGTAATGATGGAACAAGATCTTCACCAATTCCACCAAGTGCTGCACCACCTACAGATTTTAGTGCTTCGGTTTTAATTTTATCAATAATAGCATCTTTATTGATATATACAAAACCGATAGTACCAACAACGGTGAGAGATACAACCCCACTAGCGATAGCGATTCCATTTACAATTTTTTGTAACATGTTTTTATTTAAATAGCAATTTATTTATCGTAGTATGCTTCATAGTATTTGACGAGTCCAGAGGTTGTAACCTGCTTACTCACCCAATCATCAGCACATTCATAGATTGACCTGTTGTCATTAAATTTTTTAAGCAGAATTTTAAGAACATCTCTTCTGAGGTTCATCTTTTCTTCTGTATAATCAGTCATAGTATTAGGTCAATGATTCTATTATACTACCAATCGTCCTCATCGTCAACAAATGCGTTTGGATTCTTAATATTATATTGATGGCAATATCCATGAACATCCACCTCCATTTTATAATGTGCCTTTGTATGGAAGAACTCTATCAATATTAATGTGCCTATAATCAGTAAGTTGGAATAGGTAACAGGATGAGTGATAACTTGTAATAGTTTTTTCATAAGGATATTATAGCATAAAAAAAGACCCCTGCAATGCAGAGGTCTGATCCATCTCGAACTAAAGATATTTAGTTAGAAAGCATATCTAAGACCTGCTTTTCCTGACCAATCTACATCGTCATTGTTTGAAGCACCATAGACTTCACCGTATACAGATGTTTTCTCTGTTAGTGACTTACCACCACCTAAGTATCCAGCGATTTCTACGTCACCGAACTCATCAGCAGTTTCTGTATGAGTAACTTTAGGACCCACAGATGCGTACCAATTGATTCCGTTTGTAGTTGTTCCTTCGTATCCAACTTGAAGTTCAATGTTTCCAGATGTATATGCACCATCAGGATATGAACCATTTGCTTCGACATTCACGTATGGACCAGCAAAGGCTGCACCAGCGAATAGGAATGGAGATGCTGCTGCTGCAGCGATTGTTGATTTTGTAAACATTTTTTTATAAGTATCTCGCAGACTAAAAATCCTGCGGATGGAAAATCTTTCGACATAAAGACTTTTACATTCTACGCAGGGGACGATCTTTCGGGCCTTCGTTCTATGTAATGATATTTATTATAGCATGATCCCGTGGGGTTGTCAAATGTCAGTTATTGCCAATATTCATCTAAAACATCAAACACTCTATTAAGATATTCATCAGCACCTTTGCATTCCCATTCTCCTTTCTCGCCAATCTCGCATTTGTAGTGTAATTCTCTCTTCAGTTGCATAAGTTTATTAGTCATAGCAACCTTGTCTAGTCTACCGTTCATAAAAATAAAAACACTCTGTACATATTTAAGCACAAAGTGTTTGATAAGTTATTATTATGTTTGAGAACTATAACATTACTATTCTTCCATCATGTATGACATCATTGTGATCCAACACAGAGTTACCATTGCGGTTCCTCCTAATATCATGCCGACCATTTGAAATATATGCAAATAACTAATCATCTTACATACCTTGCCAAAAATTGTCTGTTACAGGTTGCATGTTCTTTGTAAAAAAGTATAGTCCTACATTACATAGAAACCAATTAACATTTACAATCCATGCCTGTCTCCAAAGATATCTTCTATTTGTTTGCACAATAAAGATATTTTTTTGATTGTCTGTTTGTTTCACGAACTGTTCCAAACCTAGTGCAACTACAAATCCTATTGCATATATGTAGAAGGCAAAGTTTAAGAAACTTGATGCTGTTAATAATAAAGGAATCATGTTAAACCTGCTATGCTTAAAGGTATTATTATTATTGAACCTGTATAAATCCAAGGAATATACTTGACCGACATTGGACGTTTGTATAC